CCTATATACAGAACAAACAAAATCTAAGTATGATTCGTTCATTGTGAATCGTGCAATGAGTCAACACCCTGATTCAATCATGTATGCTAATGAGATGAATAAGCATCCTGAATTGAATAAGCTGTTGCAACACGATTTCTACTTCTATATACTGAGTCGAAAGAAGCGATATGGAAAATGGGCCAAAGCAGATAAAGAAGATGAGGCTGTTTTGAATCTCATTATAAAGCATTACAAGGTGAATCGAGTTCACGCAAAACAGTATCTTGAACTGATGACCAAAGATCACATCAAAGCACTAAAAAATACTTATGAAGTTGGGGGATTTAAGAAATGAGCCATATTGAATCAGTGATCAATAACATGGTAGAAATTGAAGTAGATGGTGATGACGGGTTTCGAAAAGTAAAAGAAACCTTGACACGAATGGGTGTCCCTGCTAAGAATGAAAAGAAGCTGTTTCAAAGTGTTCACATTCTACACAAGCAAGGTAAATACTACCTCTGTCATTTCAAAGAACTTTATATATTAGATGGAAGAAGTTCGACATTAAGCGAGGGTGATATTGCAAGGCGTAATCGAATTGTTCAAATGATGGTTGACTGGGAACTGGTTAAGATGGTTAGTGGTTCTGAACTAACACCCATGGGAAAGTCATCTATGGTCAAGGTTATTAAGCACAGCGAAAAAGATGAATGGACAACATCACAGAAGTATGCAATCGGTGTTAAAAAGCGTAGTTGAAATATAATCAATATTGAGAGGTAGTGAAAAATGTCTAAAGGTAGCAAGAAAATTAAGAGTGATTCAGATAAGCGGTACTTTGCAGCATACAATGACACCAAACAGCGTCAGAAGCGCCTAGACCGTCATTTGCGTAAACATCCCAACGATGGGCAGGCTAAGAAAGCAAAGCCGGTATATCGTCGCACAAAGCCTGTGAACAAGGGTGGTTGGTTGAATCATGAAATGGCAAATTCTGTGTACATTGGAAAGATTGCTGGTAAGGATGATAGCGCGATTACCATCCTGAACAGTCTGACCAAACAAACTCAGTTTGCAATGGCTAGGTATTCTGCTATGATTCGTGCCACACACAATCGAATCAGGTTTGAGAAACAGGAAAAGAAAATCAATCCACTAAGTGGTTATGCTGGTTGAATGCTAGAGGGGTTTAATCACCCCTCTTTTTTACTTTTTACACGGAGAAGAATTGATGTCTATAGAATTGTTTAATGAGAAACAAAGACTTGCGTATGATCTTGTTACATCTGGTAAGAACGTTCATTTGGGCGGTCTTGGTGGTACAGGAAAGTCTTATGTATTGAATGTTCTTAGAGAGAATCTTGGAGAAAGAGCAGTTTTCCTAGCACCAACAGGTATCGCGGCTCTTAATATTAAAGGTGCTACAATTCACAGCACATTTGGTCTACCTATTGGTGTATGTACAGAATATCTACGTAATCAAGTGTCAAAGAAAACAAAAGAGCTTTTTGAAGATGACTTGATTAAGACAATTGTGTGTGACGAGATTTCTATGGTTCGGGCTGATGTTTTTTCTGCTATGGATCAAAAGCTTAGATTGATTAAGAGGAAAAATATACCGTTTGGTGGTGTGCAGATCATAGCCGTTGGTGATTTTGGTCAGTTGTCGCCAGTTGTTAATAACAGAGGTGGTGAAGCAGATGTATTTAATCAAGAATTTAGCTCTCCGTTTTGCTTTACCACAGATGCATGGTCTGCCGCAAACTTAACACACATCGAACTTACAGATATCATTCGACAAACGGATGCAGAGTTGATTGGTAATTTGCAAAATATACACTCTAAAGTTGATGGGTACAAAGCTAGTCTCAACTACTTCAATGATAACTGTTTGTTAGATTACAAAATGAAGAAGGGAGTTGACCCAGATGATATTGAAGATGGTGCTACATTCCTAACAACCACCAACAAAGACGCACAGGCTATCAATGAACAGGCTTACTCGTCACTTGAGGGGGTAGAGCAGGTTTATAAAGGAACCTTGTTTGGGGGCTTTAGAGAGCGTCCTGCACCACATTACTTAGCACTGAAAGTTGGTACTAAGGTTATGATTACAGCCAATGACAAATCATATAGAAATGGTGAGATTGGTTATGTATCAGAAATGGGTGAAAAGTTCATTGAAGTAATGATTGATGAAGATACCGTACACAGAGTTATTCCCTATCGTTGGGCTGAATTTGAGTATAAGCGCAACGCAGAGGGTAATTTGTACATGGAAGAAAAGGCAAGTTATATTCAGTTCCCTATTAAGCATGGATATGCAATCACAATACACAAGTGCATTCATCCTGATACATTAGTCCAGACTAAAGAAGGTCTTTTGCCTATAAAAATGATTTCAGATACAGGAAAAATTGCGACCAGAAATGGTGAACGTAATTACATAAACAAGGTAGTAAACCCAAAAACACCTTCCAAAGAATTTTTGTGTGATGGTGGGTATAAAATCACCACAACCAATGACCACAAAATGGAATATTATGACAGAGATTCTGGTGGTTGGAAATTAAAGCCAGCTACTGATGTGGTTGTTGGTGATTTCTTTAGGCTTTCTTTGAAGAATTATTGTGATGTAGACAATTTACAAGCTGTTGTGTATCCAAACATTAATGACAATGTAAGGGCCAAAACTTACAAAATGCAAACTGATATAGATGAAAATTATGGGGAATTTCTTGGACTTTTGTTGGCTGATGGTTGCATAACAAATTCTTCTATTCGTTTGGTTAAAAGAGATATAGAAGTATGCGAACGATTTAGTGAGTTAGTTTATATATTATTTGGAGCAACAACAAAAAAGAGAATTCTTAATGTTAAACACAAAGACTTCTTCTCACACGAGTTAAATTCTAAGTATATAAGAAATAGATTAAGTAAAGTATTCCCAGAACTTATGCCTAATAATAAATTTGTTCCAGAAGTTATAATGAAATCACCTATAGCTGTTCAAAAGGCTTTCTTACGTGGGTTATTTGAAGACGGAACTGTTAATGTTAAGAAAAGCGGAATTGCTGATCATATAGAATTGTATAACGTGGATTCTAAGATCATTGATTATCTACAAATTCTTTTATTGAAATGTGGTATTGTTTCGACAACCACAAATAAAAAAAATGTAGATGGAAAAATTATTTACATTTATTCACATTCTATGAGAAGATTTGGTAATGATATTGGGTTCATAACAAATCAAAAAATGAAAAATTGTTTGAAAGGTGTTATAACTCAGACAAACGAAAGAATTCCTATTAATGAAGAAAATCTTGACAAACTATGCCTTACTAATAAAGAGTTTAAAACATACAAATATGATGCTAATATCAGGGGGTATGTTTCAAAAGAATTATGGAAACTTCATGAATTTGATGATAATATTCTCGACTGGCATTATATTCGAGTCAAAAATATTGTTGACGTATTTGAAGAAAGTATGTGTGTTGAAGTTCCTGATGACGGTACTTTTATACAAAATGGTTTTTCTCACGGAAACTCACAAGGATGCACACTTGAGAAAGCTATCATCAACATTCCAAGGGCATTTGCTCACGGTATGACGTATGTTGCTCTTTCTAGGGTTAAGACTTTGGAAGGTATCACACTCACAACCAAGCTTGCTCATAGTGACGTAATATTTGATCAAGACGTTCGAGACTTTTACGCTGGAAAGTTTAATAACCTACTTACATAAATAGTCTATACACAAATACTAAATGGGGTTTCGCAATGTTAACACTAACTGAGTACGTAGAATCTGATCACTGGATCAACAAAGTTGATGAACAAATAGTTGAGATGACTGAGGGATATAGTCTAAGTTTTGATCAAAAAACATGCAAGACAGTTGTTCAGTTGTTTGATTCCGCAGATAAAATAGTGGTAGAGTGTAGTTTCAATAATTCAGAAATGGCGATTGCTCTTTTGGAAGAGTATTTTGATCTTGATGAAGGCGATCAAAATTGGAATGATAGCTATGACTGGGTAAGATGTTCCAGAACAGTAATTGATGAGGCTCTTGAGTCTGTTGAGAAGTACATTCAACGTAATGCTGATGAGTATCAGGTTCGGATTGACCATATCGACAACGATGCATTCTTTGATGACTTGATGGGGATTGAAATTTTCTTTCATTCATCAAACAACAAGAATGACCTAAGTGCATTCATCAAAGAAGTCAGTTATGATATGATGAGAACATACGGCGCTCAGTCTTATGATTTTGATGGAATGAGTTGGAAAATAGCTCTCTAAACACTATTACAAAAACTAAACCAAAGGGATGCTTGCGGGTATCCCTTTTTTTGTGGTAGAATATATAACTTATTAAGTGTAACTAGAGGTAATATTTTGAGCGATAACATGTTTTACACATTTTACAAAAAGCGCGGTAGCAAGATTCTTCTTCGATACGTCAAGAACGGTAAGAAATACGTAACTACTATGGATGACTACAAACCAAGCTTATACTTCCCTAATCAACAAACGGATACAGATGATGAGGATGTCACCAAATCCATCTATGGCGAACCACTAAAGAAGAAAACATTTGACTCTATCAAAGATGCTGCATATTTCGGTAAAGACTACGCTGAAATGGGTGGGTCTGTTATCTATGGTAATCGGTTGTTTGAGAATCAGGCTATCATAGAGATGTTTGAGGGGCAAACACCAGAATTCAAACGTGACCAAATTGATATTGGTATTACTGACATTGAAACCGATTATGATACATTCCCAAATCCACAAGAATGTAAGTATCAGATTCAACAGATCAACATTAAGAACACTCGGGAACAAGTTCACTATTCGTTTGGCTTGAAATCCTTTGATCAATCTAAATACGCGAACATTACAAAAACGTGTAAAGTAGTTCATACTCAGTTTGATACAGAAGAGGCTATGGTAGAAGCCTATATTCGTCACGTAGAAGATAAGAAATACGACTTAACCACTGGCTGGAACAGTGAAGATTTTGATATGCCTTATATCATTGAGCGCGGGCGCAAGATTCTAGGCAAGGCCATGGTGAATAGATTATCTCCGTTCGGTCTGATCTATGAAAGAGAAACCTTGAACCAATGGAAAAATCCTGTTATCAAGTATGAGATTGTAGGGCTTCCACACCTCGACTACATGCTTGTTTATAAAAAGCATACCTACACCCCTAGAGAGAACTACAAGCTTGATACAATAGCTCAGGCAGAGGGTGTGGCGGGTAAAACAGACTTCTCACACGTTGCAGGTAGTTTGAAAGAGTTGTGGCAAGTTGATCCTGATCTTTACATTGCCTACAACATTCAGGATTGCGAAATCATTGATGATCTGGATAAGAAGCTTGGTTTGTTTGATCTGGTGTTTACGTTGGCATATACAACATTGTCAAATTATCAAGACACAATAACAACCACTAAAATGTGGGAACAGTTTATTGCCAAGCATTTGTATAACAAGAATGTTGCTCCCTTGTTCAATCAGGTAGATACACCGGTACGCGAGTTTGAAGGGGCGTTTGTACACCCTACACAAGCGGGAAAGCATGATTGGGTTGTGAGCTATGACTTACAAAGCCTGTATCCTCACATTATACAACAGGTCAACATCGGGCCTGAAACTATCGTAAATTATCGTGATCTTCCAGACGAAGTTAAAGGAATTGTTCACCCATCCAATAATGTTGAAAAGTTGTTGAATCGCCAAATCAATACAAGTGTTCTGAAAAAGTACAATCTTTCAATGGCGGCTAATGGAATATTCTATACAAAAGAGAAGCAATCATTTTTATCAGAATTAATGGAAGAAATGTATAATAACAGGGTAATGTATAAGAAGAAAAAGAAAGAAGCGGAAAATCTTCTTAAAGGTGGTGATGAGTCATATAGAGACTTAGTAAATTACTATGAAAATCAACAAATGGGAATAAAAATCCTCATCAACGCTTTGTACGGCAGTCTTGCCCAACAAAACTTCTTATACTTTATGGTTGATACCGCTGAATCAATTACTACCACTGGACAACTTGTGAACAAGTGGTGTTCGTACCAAACAAACGAATTTCTGTGTGACCTGTTTAAGAAAAAGGAAAATTATATAGTAAGTGGAGATACTGACTCGGCATATTTTTCATTATCCTCACTTGGAAATAATCTTATGAAGAAATATGATGGTGACAAAGACAAAGTAGTAACAAAAATTGACGAATTTAGTGCTATCATAGAAAAAAGACTAAAAGAACAATGTTTAGATTTAGCAGAATATTTGAACTCTTACAAACAGGCTATGCACTGGTCACGAGAAGTGATAGCTGAATCAGCCATTCTTGTTGCCAAAAAGCGTTACGTCATGAAAGTTCTTGACGATGAGGGCAACCGCGTGGTAGAAAATCCTAAGTATAAGATCATGGGAATGGAATCTGTGAAAGGCTCTACTCCGTCATGGGCCAAGTCTCTGTTGGTGGACTGTTACAAAATTGCTCTAAGTGGTAATGAAACAGACCTACACAAGATGGTTGCTAAATTTGAGAAAGAGTTTTACACTTACAAAATCGAGGACATTGCAATCCCAACAGGTGTAAACAATATTCTCAAGTACGCAGATAAAGACAAAATATTTGCCAAAGGATCACCACGACAAGTCAAGGCTGCACTAATCCATAACTGGGTAATTGAAAAGTATGGACTAAAGGTAACACCTATTGTAAAAGATGGGTCACGTATTAGAATGGTTGCACTACGTAAACCGAATCCTATCAACCAAGCTGTGATAGGATTCGAGGGAACCATGCCAAAAGAATTTGGCCTTGATAAGTACGTAGACAAGCGAGAACTGTTTACAAAAGGGTTTCTTGATCCTCTGAATCTGTTTCTGGCAGTGACAGACTGGACACACGAAGAAACCAACACACTATTTTAAGGGTATGAAATGAATTTAATGTTAGGCGATTGTTTGGAGCGCATGAAAGAGATACCGGATGGCAGCGTTGATATGGTTTTGACAGACCCGCCATACGGCACAACGGCCTGCAAATGGGACACAGTTATTGACTTGCCGTTGATGTGGGAGCAGTTGAAGCGGGTTATTAAGCCTAATGGGGCGATCGTTATGACTGCCAGCCAGCCGTTTACGTCAGCGCTGGTGATGAGCAATCCGAAGATGTTTAAGTATGAATGGATTTGGGGTAAGAATTTGCCAACGGGCTTTGCAACGGCAGGATTCATGCCGATGAAATCACATGAAAATGTTTGCGTTTTTGTTCAATCTGGCAAGCCGCAATTTAACAAGCAGCCAACAAAAAGCCTTATTAGTGACAGGGCGTTTGGCGGCAAACAAAAAAGACACATTGGAAAAAAAGACGGCGCTTATGGGAGCCTTTCAAACACAAATGACATTGCGATCAAGAAATATGTTTCACCACGGTCTTTGCTTCAATTGCCTTGCGTTCCTCGCGCTAAGGGTTCCCTACACCCCACCCAAAAACCTGTCGCGCTGATGGAATACCTGATCCGCACATACACCAACCCCGGCGAAACCGTTCTAGACTTCACAATGGGGTCAGGCACCACAGGATGCGCGGCGGCCAACACCAGCCGCAAGTTTATCGGCATAGAGCTAGACCAAGGCTATTTTGACATAGCAGAGAAACGAATACAAGAAGCAAAAGATAAACGAGAAAGTCAATTATTTTAAGAGGAAATATTATGGATAGCGGCGAACTTTTTTTACCAACACCAAAGAAAAAAGAACCAAATGCTGTGTACGGAATCATGGGAAAGGCAGGGGCTGGAAAAGATACATCTGCACAGATCATTAGAGATTGTCTTGGAGCTAATGAAACCTACGTTTATAGCTTTGCTGATCCATTGAAAGAAATGGTGGCTTATGTGTTTGATATTCCTATTGTTTGGATGTATGATCAAGAATTGAAAACGCGGCCTGTTAATGTGACACCATCTAATGAAGGCGTTAAAAAAAGGATGGATGAATGGGTTCGAGAAAACATTGCCAAATCTGCTAGGTGGAAATGGCATTTGGCTAGACCAGAATTAAGCCAAGGTTCTTTGCATATGGTCAATAGATTAGAGGAAGTTTCTGAGACTTTATTGATTCGTTCAGAAGAAGTTTTTGATAAACTTTATAACAACCAACTTTGTAGTATGACAAATAATTTTCCTAGGTATTGTTCAGACATTAAGAAGACTTATTTGATTTCTATCAGAATGATTTTGCAGTACATGGGAACCGAAGTAATCCGTGGGTGTGTTGATGAGCTTTTCTGGTGTGAGGTTAAGCGCGATCCTATTTCGTATCAGGGGAAAACTCTGATCATCCCAGATTGTCGTTTTCAGTCTGAGGTTGATTACATCCTGACACAGCCTAATTCGAGTCTGTTTGTGGTTAAGAATATTGATCTTGAAGAATCAGACACCAAACATTCATCCGAACAATTTGTCGATTGTATAGATGAGTATGTTGCTAGGGTTCATCCAACAAAAACAATAACGTACTTGTACAATAGTTTTGAGGATGATAGTATGGAAGACTTAAAAATTCAAATTAATGACATACTCAACATTAAGGATATATAAAAAAATGGTAACAATAACTCTTAAATACACAGACTACGGCGATGACGATACCAAAGAGTTTCGAGAATACACAAAGAACCTAGTAGGGTATCGTGATGCGAGTGAATACAAAATTCGATTTGGTCTTGAAACTGACCCGATGTTCGACACAAAAGTAGTGTGTGAAATCTCAATTGATGATGAAGACTATGCGTTTGATGTAGTAAAGCACTTTATGATTGATCGTGAAGTGAGTGGGGACAGTGTACCATTTTCGATTGATGTAACATCTGTTGCTTTGTACGTAACAGGTAGTGATAAAATTATGAACTATATAACAAGCCGTTCCTTTTCGCATCTATACGAACGAATTGAACTTCTGGAAGACTCGTTGCGAACTTCTATTAAAAAATGCAATGAAGTCTCTAACCTACAACAACAATCCGCTGCTTTCATTCAGTTGATGGGGATTGACAAGTTCCCTGACATTGTGAAACAATTGATAGATTCAATGGAAGCAGAAGGGCATAACTGTAAGCAAGAGATTAATCAAATTCTACAAAGGAAGGTTCACTAAATGAGTTTAGCAGATAGACTATTAAAAGCTGGCGCAAAAGGTAACAGCGCCAGCATGTTAAAGAAAATCAAGAATTGAAAATCTTTCCAAAAAGGAATTAAAATGAATTTAGTAGAAAAAATGAAAAAGGCTGGTTCCATTACTGGCATCCAAACACTAGCAGAATCAAGCTTGTTTAATATGAGAGATACCATCCCTACAGATATACCCATAATCAATATGGCGTTTAGTGGTTATCTTGATGGTGGTATCTCAACTGGTTTAACTGTATTTTCTGGTGAAAGTAAAACTTTTAAGACTATGCTTTCTCTTTACTGCCTAAAAGCGTATCAAGATAAGTACCCAGAATCAGTTTGTTTGTTTTATGATTGTGAATTTGGTGTAACTCCAGAATATCTTGCTTCGTTTGGTTTGGATGTGGATAGAATTCTGCATATTCCAGTAGAACATGTTGAACAATTAAAATTTGATATTGTTAAACGAATGGAAGATGTAAAGAGAGGTGATCGCGTATTTATTCTTTTAGATTCTTTGGGAAACCTTGCTTCTAAAAAGGAAGTTGATGATGCTTTGGATGCTAAGAGTGTTGCTGATATGAGCCGAGCAAAAGCTATTCGTAGTTTGCTTAGAATCACTACACCACATTTAACAGCAAAAGACATTCCGTTTATAATGATCAACCATGTCTACAAAACGCAAGAATTGTATTCAAAGGATGTAATTCCGGGCGGAACAGCCGTAACATACTCAGCCAATACTATTTTTGTAATTAGCAAGGCTCAAGAAAAAACGGGAACCGATGTTACTGGATATAAATTTACTCTTAATATAAACAAATCGAGATTTGTCAAAGAAAAGAGTAAATTTCCATTTGTTGTTGATATGGATACTGGTATTAAAAAATACTCGGGTTTGTTGGAAGTTGCTTTGGAAAGTGGTCATGTTGTAAAGCCTTCCAATGGTTGGTATAGCCGAGCATTCTTAGACGAATCTACTGGGGAAATGGTTGTAGAAGAAGAAAAACACAGGGCCAAAGATACCAACGAAGACTCGTTTTGGTTGGATATCATGAATAAAAAAGATTTCAAAGATTTCATATCTGATAGGTATAGGTATGGCTCAATCAGACAGAAAGATGATGATTGGCTTGACCCACACACAGGTGAGTTGGTAGAATAGTTCTCATTATCAGTGTGGCAGGAATCATCTTGCCACACAATCCAACATCACAGAGGATTAGATGGAATCAATCGAAAATGTAATAATGCGTGGGCTTCTGTTTAACGATGACTACGCTTCAAAGGTCTATCCTTACCTAAAGGATGAATATTTTGATGGTACGATAAAGACTCTTTTTAACTCTTACGCATATCTCTTTGACAAGTACAACAAAAAACCTACCATGGAAGCCTTGCTACTATACTTGCAAAAGCTACCTTTAAACGAGGACGTGTTCAAAGACAGTGTTGGTGTTCTTGAAGAAATCTACAAAAACAGAAAAGAGGTTGTAGACTTTGATTGGTTGGTAGATGAAACAGAAGAGTATTGTTCTGATAAGGCTACCTACAATGCCGTGTACGACAGTATTCAGATTCTTGAAGGCAATGATAAGAAGAGAGATAAACATTTTATTCCAGAGCTTCTAAGCGATGCTATATCAATTGGATTTGATCAGGAATTGGGTTCTGATTACTTTGAGGATGCTGAATCAAGATATGCATATTATACGAATCCAGAATCTAAACTAGCATTACCATTAGAAGCATTGCAAATATTGACGAATGGTGGATTACCGCCTAAGACGCTGAATGTGTTTTTGGCAGGCGTTAACGTTGGTAAAAGTTCACTTATGTGTTTTCTTGCAGGGGA